GTGTCTTGAGGGTAGATATCTGATGAGTATTTTTTAAGCCAAGTATTTCCTATACCGGGTTTTCTTGACATACGAATGAATTCAGGTTCTATCCCGAGGTCAGTGTAGATTGAAGCCTCGTTTCCGAGTTTCTTATCCATTATATAACGCGCTACATATGCCGCAGACTCAAAAGTAACATCACCAATAAGGCAATGCCCATGACGCCAAAGGTTATCGAGGCTAGCACTAGTATAAAGGTGATTACCGCCCTTGGTAGAGTGATATTTTTTGTCTTGGAAATCAATGCCAAAAAGACAGGCGTGATAGTGAGGGCGATGAGTGATGCCGCCGTATTCACCACAGGCAAAAAATCTGATACCTGCTCCATATTGCTTCCTTAGATATTTGAAGAAGTTTTGAAGGTGTTTAGGATACAACGTTGGTTGAGAATACCCTTCTATCAAACTTTCATTTTTATACGTAAGGGTTATAAACGTATTTAGTTTTGGAGGCGTTTTTGTGCCAAGTGGTGTTAGGAGCTTTTCGAATTCCGAAGGATTGTGTTCCTGGGCCTCATGAAGACATCGAATAGCCCATTGCCGGGACCTTTCCAGACGGCATCCGATACACCGTCCACAAGGGATTTCCACGGGCATGTCTCGATAGCCGTTCTGTATACCCGTAAGAGGCCATTTTCCCGTATCCGGGTTCCTGCCCATCCGTGATTTGAAAAGGGTCATCGGGGCATAACACGTCATTTTGTCCTTTTGAAAAAACCCCCGGCCTTTCGGCCGAGGGTCTTTCTATGATTGAGTGTAACACGAATGTTACCGTATATTTTCAGATACGGTAACCGCCGCGCATCGCCTTTGCGTTGTTGCGGCCGTTGACTTTTGCCCCTTTCCGAAAAGCTTTTTTCGATTGCTTCCGGGAGAGCCTTTTGCGCAGTGCCAATTTTTCACCTCCTTTTCATTTGCTGATATTTTTTCCTCGGATAGTCCCAACCTTCCTTGAGGAATTCCTTCCCCTTTTCGAGCCACTTTGGACCTTGCTCGATTGCTTTTTCCATCGCCTTGTTGGGAATAGCCCAAAGCTTTCCCTTGACCTCTTCTTTCTGCAACGAAGCGGCGCTATGAGCCGTTTGTGCGTTGACGAGTTTCCTGGTAGCTTCCAGGTTACGTATTTCCTGAACCAGCTTGGCACGCTGGTCGCCGCTGAGATTTCCGCTTTGGAGAGCCTGATACGTTTGGGCGATGAGTTGGGATATCCTTTCTTGTTGTGTGGTTGCGATGTCGCGAGCTTGCGCATCTTTCAGCGCAGCCGCGGAGTTAACATCGCGAATTTGAGCCGCGATTAACGCGGACTGGTCTTTCTGAAGTGCGGTTGAGGAATACGCCACTTTGGCGCTGGTAATATTCTGCGCGATATCCGGAGAAGAAGCTTGTGCAGAGGCTCCAGAAGGAGAGGACGCTCCTCCATGCCGAGCCGAGAGAATAGGATTGAGACCTGCCTTTCTGAGGTCATTGACCTCCCTTTGATGAGCAGTATTGGACATCCTTTCTTGGAAGTCCATTTGCTTGTTTGCCTGCCATGCATTAAAGGCGGAGGTTATGGCAGCTTGCCCTCCGCCTATGATTGCTGCGCCGGTTACAGGGTCCATTAGAACCTGTCCATCAGACCGGGAACGGAGTGCGTCGGCATCTGCCGGACATGGATTTGCCTGATGTAGCTATCCATTATGATGTCCGGTTCCGACGTAACGGCCACGATACGCTCGATGGGCGGGGCATCTTCGATGAAGTTTGCGTCGAGCAGGGGAAGCCCCGAGAAGCTGGTTGCGAGATGCCATCGGTCCAGCGTACCGGCGGCCGCCGTACGCATGAGGCCCGTGACGAATGAACGCTTGTAGCGCATTTCCGCCCACCTTTCCTGGTAACCGAAGGTGAGGTTGTTGGCCGCGGTGTCGTTCTGGAAGTAGAGTTCCTTGTTGAGCACGGACTGTTCTCCCAGGTGCATGGTTTCCGGCATCGCGAAGTCGAATCGCGTACGCCGGGACCACATGCGGTCAAGACCTTGCTGGTAGGTGATGTCCGAACGGACATTCACAATTCCGATGACCACGCCGTGTTCGACGAAGGTCTTTGTGAAACCGGACTGGGAGCGAGCCACGCCGTAAGCGGCGAGATTTCCCTGAGGGGAGGTAGCATCCGTGCTGCTGGTTTGCGGGACGCCGGAGATGTCGATGCGCTGGGAGGAGCCGCCGAGGTACTCGGGGCGTTGCAGACGGTAGTCCTGCGCATCCATACCCCAACGGGCCTTGAGATGCTCCGTATACCGGGTTCCGCCGCGGTTGTCGTTTTCCAGAATTTTCTGGAAGGCGAATGCCTCGCGAAGCTGGTTGACGGTAGCCGCGGTTGCAAGAGAAAGGTCAACAGCCATGCCAGATTTTGTCGGATCCGTCGTAATGCCAGTCACCTTGGTTCCAGAGAATGCACCTGAGGTTACGGCACTTCCGACCGCCTGATCGTACTCGTTTGTTGACCAATAAAGCTTATCGTCGCCGTTGTTTCCATACAGCCCAAGCGTCTGGACTCCGTTGGTGAACCCGACACCGATACCGGTGCCGTATACCGGCGCGGTGGTTCCGAGTGGCAACGCAATTGCGTCGCCCTTCTGCGGAGAAGGAAGGCACGACGTGAAGTAGTCGTGACGCTTTCCACGTTTCAGGAGCACGTAGTCCGCGTGGTCGTCGGGTCCGTCGTCGAGGTCCACAACAACGGAATCCTGGAGATTTTCGTCCCTGAACCACTCGTTGTAGATGAGATTGTAGGCCCTGCCGTGCAGGTTGTTGGGAAGGTCAGCCGTCGGATAAGTTCCGAGCGGCATGCCGAAGTAGTCCCACAGTTCCCCGGTTTCCACCGTGAAAGGGTCCCCTTCGACCACCGGGACCTCGTAGTCGATGGTATCCCCGGGATTGGCCTGGGCACCCTGGAAGGCTTCCCAGTGGTTCCAGATGAGCCGATTGGGCACGAAGAAATAGAAGCTGTCGAGGAACAGATTGTCCATTACCGGGAATACCGGAGTAGCGAGACGCGCAAACATGGTTGCCTGCAGGCTGATTGTGTCCCCAGGGAGGATTTCGTCCACCCAGAAGGGGACGAGGTAGGCCGCATCGAACGTTGTCTTGTGGCCATGGGAACGGTCGAAAGAAGACCTTTCCATCCTAGGACCCGGTATTCGGCTAAAATCGTGTTTCATTACTGAGGGTTGCATATGTCTCCTTTCCTACAGGTAAGTAGGTGTCCAAAATATAAGAAGGACCCCGGGGAATTACCCGAGGTCCTTAGAGAGAGAGTGACTTGAGATGTCACTCAGTACCATTACATCAAGGGGGAATGGTACTGGGCGGGTTTTGACCCACCTTTACCGAGGATTTGCCTCGGGGTCGGCCTTGGGGGCCGCAAGCATCTTGTCGGCCTTCCAGGCCAAGAACTCCTTGAGTTGCTCCGCCTCGCCCGCTTTGCGGGCTTCCTCTTCGAGGTCCATCTGGAGTTCGTGATCCGACATTGTCGGGGTCAGGAGGCCCATCTTGATGCCTTCCTGACGGTTTGCGGGGTCCTCCAGCCAGCGGATGAGCTGGTAGGGCTGGTTGGAGAACTTGCCGCGCGTCCGCGCCGGCAAGGAGAGGAAGAGGGAGTTGACATCGGCCAGACGATTCTGCATCGTCTGGAAGTCGTTTGCGGTGAAATCACCGAAACGCATTGTGCGTGTTGCCGCCGGGTTGCCCATGGGATGCATGCGGCTGGGGCCGCGCAGGTGCGTAGCCGCACGCGCATTGATATCCGCATCGCTGGCGAACTGCTGTTGGGTGAGCGACTTGCCGGTGCTTTGCGGGTGATGCACGGGCGCGCTTTCCGTGAACTTGGATTTGATTTCAGGCTTGCTCATTGCGGAGTTCCTTAGGGATGAGGTTGTACATTTCTTCGACGAATTGCGGGGTCGGTGCGGAGATGAGAGTGCCGGTCACCTCCTCGAAGCGTCCGACGAGGTAGACGGCGTAGTCGTGTGCGAACACGACAAGCTTGTTGTCCCTGTTTTTGGACAGGAACTGCATCATCCGACGCTGGAATTCGATTCCGCTGATTTCGGCGATGGGTTGGTCGAAAGCCGTTGACTTTTTGTCGTAGATACTGTAAAGGTTCATTTTTCCTTTCGTTGTGGCGGAGATAACCTCCGCCGGGGGCGTGCGGTTCGTAGCTACGCTACGAATCCGCTGTTTAATATACGCTAGTTCTCGTTTCGACGCAAGGTTTCTATTTGACGTTTTTTGATACGCTCGCGCGTACGTAAGCGCCATACTGTATTGTCTTGCGCGTTTTTAGCCGCGTCTACGCGGCGTTTTGCTTTGATATTTAGCATTTCCTCGGGGTTTGTGATTTCGTATTGATTGTTGTAATACTTAGGGGGGTGAGATTTAACGCCATTTCTTAATATGAGAGTGTCTTGAGGGTAGATATCTGATGAGTATTTTTTAAGCCAAGTATTTCCTATACCGGGTTTTCTTGACATACGAATGAATTCAGGTTCTATCCCGAGGTCAGTGTAGATTGAAGCCTCGT